CTACGTCTTCGCTTAATCTTTCATCTTCTGCCATAGCCCTTTCAATTTCATTATCTAATTTTAGCTCAATCCTTTTTTCTTCTGATGTAGCCCTTTCAATTTCATCAACTAGAACACCTTGTACTAAATTTATATCCTCTGCTTCAACTTGATCTCCTGTAGTTTCATATGTGATATAGATTTTTTCTGATTCCGAGAATACTTTTAAATGTGTTTTCCATGGCATTTCGGACGGTGTAGATATAAAATAGTTTTCAACTTTTTCCCCCGTTAGTTTAGAACCAGTGTAAATATATATACTTTCACGGTTCACATTGTCATGATTTAAATACCCTTCCCATATACCATCTACTATAGTTTTTTCCTCTTCTATTACATATACTCCCTCTTGCTTTTTGTTTAGCTTTTCAACAAACAACCTATATCACCTCCAAACCCACATCTCCTATTACAGGTACTTCTACGTTCCCTAGCTCAACATTTGCTACATTTCCATTTAAGGTTAAGTCATCATAGTCAATAACTCCTCTAGTTTCTAATAACAATTTTCCAACCTGTGCATAGCTAACATAAGATTCCACTAAAGATATATTTGAAAAATATTCTTCTATAGCATCTATAAAGCGTTCTTGAACATCCTGTATATTGTAACCATCTGCTAATCGCACACTTGCACTAATATCTATAGTTTTCGCTGTAGCAGGCTCTACATATATCCCGGCGTTAACAGGTCTAAGCTTATCTATATATTCAAATACTTCGTTTATCAATTCAGCATCGGCCGGCTGATTATTGCTATCAGTTATTACTATGGTCACATAGCCTTTAGTTGGTGTTGTAGGTAGTACTTTTACATTTCCTACACCCTTTACCTCTCTAGCCCATACACGATACTGGGCTATGTTGTCACCTGTAGTAGGCTCTCTTAATGCTTCTAAATGTCTAAATCTTAACTGCTCATCTGTTTCAATATCTGCTCCACCTGTGGTAGGTTCTTCGTTTATTATTTCCCTCACACCGGCCATAGGATTGATTATTTCTGTTATAGTTTCTGCTGGTATATTGTACTCTATTCCGATTTCTTTAGCTTCTATTTCTACAGTTACTTCTCCCTCTGCTGGTATAGTTATATCTTTAGTAGTTTCAAATAATAAACCATCTCTCGTACCAACAACAAAACCTGCATTTATTGTTGTTCCTTCATCCCCAATTATCTTTATAGTTCCTCTTGCCTTTACACCATCAAACCTTCTTCTGCCAAAATTATTTACTATGTCATCCAAAGCTTGACCTACAGCGTATAAAGCAGAACCATTATAGTACGAATTCTCTATTTCTTCCCATACATTACTAAGTTCCCATGCTATGGTCTGTAAAAACATTCCTAAAGGGCTTCTTTCCGACAAATTCACACTTTCACCAAATAACTCTTTAGCCCTTGCCTCCATGTCTTCTAGTATTTCGTTGTATGTTTTCCTACTAAACCCAAAATTTGATAGACCGTTATCCAATGTCTATCACCTCACTTATCTGTAGATTATCACCTTCCTGTATTCGTGCAGTAACATTTATTTTTAAGTGTCTATCTTTATCTAAGGATACGTCTATTCTTTCTACTTCACTTACTCTTTCTTCCTGCAATATAGCCTCTGTTATAGCTAATTTAATCCCCTCTATATCTCTACCTTTGCCTTGTATTTCTTGATAATCTAAACCATGTTCTAAATTTAAAAACCACTCGCCTTTATTTGTTGTTAGCACCCGTTCAATTGATTGTGCTATTTCATCTTCCCCGTCTATCATAACTAAGTTATTTTGTGCATCAAATATTAAGTCTCCATTTACCAGTTTAAATGTTTTCATATAGTTTTCACCACCTCAGAAGGCTCTGGGCTTGGACTACTTGGTGATTCCGTTGTTCCTCCGCTATAAGGATGAACATGATTATCTAGCCACTGTTTCAAAGCATTACCTAAAGGTACGCCTTCCTCTGCATCTTCACTACCTAAATAGACCTTCCCACCTTGAATAATAATCTCTCCATCCTCTTTTACTACTATCTTTGTAGTAAAGTCATCTTTGGCTATTACTAAATCCTCTATATGCTCATTAGGTAATGTAGTAGTAAATGGCATAATTCCACCTACTACAATAGCGTCATCTAAGGAATGTTTCCTTGTTGAGTTTGGCTCTGATATATTTCCACTTAATAAGACATTGTCTATATCTTCATCAGCAAAGACAACTAAAACAATATCTCCTTGCTTATAAGGAGGTCTAATTAAAAAAGGTCCTGCTTTTATAAAAGATACAGGCACTTCTATTAATAATGGTCTATTTTCCATACTGCCATCTTTATTTTTATATTTTACCATTGGAGAAACTTCCGCTTTCATTGTTACAGCATCAAAATTTTCTATTTTTCCTAACATACAACTATTAATACCACTTGTTAGATATTCTGTTAATTTATCAAAAAACTTTATAGGACTATCTTGCATTTCACCACCACCTAAGCTGGTACTACAATCATTTCAGTTATAAAATCTCCTGTGTGAACTCCACTTTCAACCCTATAATTGCCATTTATTGTTTTTGACTCTATTTGAATCAAACTATCTGTACTAATTCTGTGGTTTAACAAAGATTGTACCTTGTATTTTATTACCTTGTTCCCTTTCTCATCTTCTTCCTCAATCTTTTCTGGACTGCCTATTAAACCTGTATCACTAGTCAATAGAAAACCAGTTTCTGTACCTTTGTTTTCATTTCTTATATATAACCTACCCTTACTTATATACATTTTACTTTCTGTATCTTTTACAAGTCTCTTTAAAGCCCACTCTACTCTACCTGATATGCTTTTGCCTAACTTATATTCAATATCGTTTTTAGGGCTTATTTCACCCACTTCCAAGCCTAATGTACTAGTTAAATCGGCCATGATATAACTTGCCTTTGTTCCTGCTTGATAAGTTTTATTTACTGTAGCATTTCTCCATTCAAACCCTCCATCTGATACTTTTAGAGTTGTTATTTTATCTACTCCTTGCCATTCCGTGCTTATGTTTTCTATTCTCCCGCTTAAAATGTTTCCGACATCTCCTCTATACCCCACGTTGAGAATTGCATATGCTTTAGATTCTATACTTGCTATAGTGCTATTAGATAGATTGTATATTCTTATTTCTGATATATCTGGTTCTTCTTTGGTGGAAAAAGGAACTCTAAAATCTATTTCAAATTTATCTCCTGTAAATTCTTTATCCCCTGCTTTTAGATTAACTTCTCTAATCCAAAATCTCATCATCATCACCTATCATAAACAAAAGTACATCTTCATTCATATTTTCAAATGTTATTCTGTCTGTGTTTTCTGACACGTCATAAGGTATTATTATTGTTTTCGGTATATCTTTATACTGTGCTGACATAAATAAAGGTTTGCCATATACTAATTTTTCGCCTAAGACCATAACTTCATCGTTTTTATATAAATCTATTGTAAAAAAGTCATGTGCAACGTTGTAATTGACTTGAAATGTATACGTTTCTCCTTTAATTGTCATGTCGAATCTATATGGAATCATATTTTTATCTATCTCAATATAATTCATAGCATCACCTCATCACCATTGCAACCATGGCATGGTTCATTACCTTAGTTTGATTGTCAGCTAGTCTTTTTTGTTTAGGTTGTTGCTTTCCTTTATTAGTAACAGGTTTAACTTTTGTTGCATCTTTTGGACTTGCCATATTTATTTCTACTTCTTTTGCAGTTGCTATCCTTACTTGTTTTAGCTTTATATTGAATTGAAATCCAAGTCTGTTTCTAGCACTATGTTCTCTATCTATTTCCTCAATGACCATATTGGGATAAACATTTCTACCTACATATTTTAATAAAGTACCTTCTTTCTGATATTTTTTCAATACTTGCAATTTATCCGCTGCATCTTCTGTCATTTGCCCCTTAAGGTTAATAATGGAGGGGTTTTGCTTGACGTGGTCGGAAACATTTTGCCCACTTTCTACTGGTTTATCTGTTATTGTGGCACTATCTTTAGGATTTTCACTTTCAATGACATCAAATTCTATATCGCCTAACTTTACTCGTCTCACTATACCCCTCCTTTACGCCATTTTTAGGCTTAGTTCATAGAATAGCTCATAAAAAATTCTTCTTGTCCTTTCATCTATCTTATCTGTCAATTCATTTACTTCTTTTTCGGTTACATTACCTTTTATTTCTATATTATAAACTGGATTCAAACTGATTGTTGGAAGTTCTTTTTCTCCATCAATGGTGACTGGTTTTGTCTTCTCAGCTTTATAATTGTTATAGTTTTCAGTTTCTATATATTGTATGGATTTATCTATGTTTTGTACATTGCTGATGTTTCTTGTTAATTTGGTAACAGTACTACTTTCATCTATGCTATGTTTAGATTTATCTATGTTCCGTACATTACTAATGTTTCTTATTAATTTAGTTATAATACTACTTTCATCTATGTTATGTTTAGATTTATCTATATTTCGTACATTGCTGATGTTTCTTATTAATTTAGTTATAATACTACTTTCATCTATGTTATGTTTAGATTTATCTATATTTCGTACATTGCTGATGTTTCTTAACCACATTTCTAGTTATAATACCTCTGGCACTTTGTCTTTACTACCACCTAATTCCCTAAACTTATCAGCTGTTGACTTTGTTAACACCATCTCGCCTTTGTGAAGTTCACCTATATAACCATCTTTATTTACATAGTCTAGTCCTGTAGCATGAGAACCATCTACATCAGCTTCATCTCCATTATCTCGTTTAAATATATTAATTACACCTTTGATCGGGTTTTTGAGGAAGTTTTTCAAACCTTCCCAATATCCTTTTATCTTGCTAACTGCACCTTCTACCGTTGTAACAATTCCTTCCCATGCTTTTGATGCCCATTCTTTTATCTTGTCCCAGTTTTTATATAGCGCTATTCCCGCTACTACCGCTCCTGCTAATGCCAAAGTCAATGGCCCACCTAATACACCCATTACCGTATTAATACCACCTACTAATTTTCCACCTATACTTATTACACTGCTTACTACACCTATTATTTTACTTACACCTAATATAACTGGTCCTGCTGCAGCTGCTAATCCTATAAATTTCATAATATTAGATTTAGTACCTTCATCTAATGCATTAAACCTTTCAGTTAGTTCTGATACTTTTGTAGCTGCCATTTCAATGTATGGTGCTAATACTGCTCCTGCATCAATCAATGTGTTTTTAACTTGTGTCATTGCTTTATTAATCTTAAACCAGCCATCTTCCATAGTTCTAGCATTTTCTGCTGTTTTCCCCGTTGCTCCATCCATTTCCTTTAACATAGCATTATAACCTTCTACACCATCCGACAACAAGGTAAGTGCGGCACTACCTGCATTCATACTGCCAAACATATCCTTTAGGCTTAGGTCGTTTGCTTTAGCATATTCATCTAACATTCCTAAAACATCACCGACAGTTTTACCTTCCTTAGTTAATTCTGCAAAGGACTTACCTGCCATTTCCCTTAACGCCTTATCTGATTTACTGCCTGTAGCTCCTAATTCACTAAGCATGGCATTTAAGTTTGTTGTTGCTAGTTGTGCATTTTGTCCCTTTGCAGTTAATATTGCATAAGATGCTCCTAATTGGTCTAAATTCACTCCCAGGGACGATGCTGCTGGCACTACTCTACCTATGGATTTACCTAGTTCATCAACTGAAATTTTACCTTTGTCTTGAGTTTGAACAAATATATCATGTATCTTTGATACTTCAAAGGCATTGTCACCATAAGCATTTAAAACCGTTGTAGTGGCATCAATAGCTGTGGCC